GATGAGGTCTTGAACGGCATCGTCCCAGTTCTGCGCTGGCTGCTGGCCGTCAAGAGCGCTCCGCAGGATTTCGATAGCGAAGCGCTCCGTTGAGTATGTCGCTCCGCTCTTCGTGATCGTGAAATAGGCTTCATCGGTGTAGCCGGGAACGCTGCAAAGCTTCGATTCGTCTACCGTGATCGTTGCGGCGTTTCCGCTCACGGTGCACTGGCCGCGATAGTAGTTTCTCTTGTTCGGTAGAAGCACCACGAGCCACACCGTCGCGCCGGAAAGCGAGAACTCGGCTCCGTTGTCGTAGATAAGCGCCTTGATGGTGGTTCCGCCATCGTCGCCCTGACCAACCTTCACGTATGCGCCCGCGCCCTCTTTCGAGATATCGAGTTCGAGCGTCCGTGTATTGCTCACTGCTCACCACCTCCAAGTTTCTCTTCTATTGCCGTCAAGCGCGTGTCAAGCTCCTGAATTGCCTTCGTGATGTATGGAATGATGTTCTGCTCACTGATCTGCATTCGCTCGCCATCCGTCCCCTCAGCGACGGTGAACGCGAACGAATCGTTGATCTCGCGCATCTCCTGCGCGACGTACCCGCACCCGACCCAAGCCCCTTCGTGCTTGTTGCCGAGACCGTCGGTTATGTCCTTCCATCTGAACGTTCTGTGCCTGATAGCCCTGATAACGTCGATAGCGGAGACGAGCGAATCCGCTATGCCCTCCTTGTCGCGCATATCGGAAGCCCATGCAGTTATGCCGTAAGCTCCGAATACTGTCTGAATCTCAAGATACGAGCTGCTTGTGACATTCCAGACGAATCGGAAGTTATTTGCATTTTCGCTGACAACCGCAAATCCTTCCTCACCCGTCTCTTGGTTGCTATAGAAAAGTGGAGAACATGCGCCCATGCCGGTGATATTAGATAGCCCGATGTCAACGTATCCGTTATATGTGATGCTCGGAATATACTGGTTCTCCTTGCACGCAACGTGCAGCCCGCTTTGTCCAAGATGCGTGTAGCTGTAAAGGTCTCCTTGATATTCGACGTAATCACTGTTGTCGGATTTAGGCCCAACAGTAATTCCGTTGCTATCAATCCTGATCGCGTCATCGCCGTTGGTAGTGAAGAAATAGCCGTTAGTCGCCTTGGTGTATACGGTTTCGCTGCCGTATCTGTAGACGGCTCCCTCTATCGTACCGCCCTTGATGTAGTCGCCGTTGATGGTTCCAGCCTTGATGTAATCGCCGTTGATATAGAGCTTCCCGTTGCTGAGGTAAACACCCTGCGTCTGCCCGTTATTCGTCAGTCGATTGAACACATCGAGCTGCGTGAGCGAGTTGTCAAGATCGTTCGTGCTCTGGTTGCCGCTCGTGAGGGCGCGGGCGAGAACCGGGTCGGTGTAGGTCACCGAACCGTCAGACCACGTAAAGCGGATGCGCGTCCAGTAGTAGCGCCCCGCCACCCACGTCTGCTGCGTGGTTGACCAAGAGCCGCCCGTCTGCGTGGTGCTGCTTGTGCTCAGGTAGTATTGCTCCACTACCTCGGAAACGCCGATGCCGTCTGCACTGGCGATCAACCGAGCTTCCGTGTACTCCGTTGAGCCGTCGGCGAGCGTCATTTTGGTTCTCTGCCAGAGGTATTTTCCCTTCTGCCAAGTCGCGCTCGTTGACCAAGTTGTTGGCTTCGAAGATGTACTGTTAGACAATCCGAACTCTACATCGGTTCCGACGATAAGATCACCAGCCGAGCCGTCGCCAACCCCGGCGCTCGCCGAAAGTGCGAACTCGCCGGTGGTCAAGTCCCAGTAGTTCTTTCCCACCTCGTCCGTCAGAAGACCGGCGCGCACGCGCTCAGCCCTCATGGTTCCGACGTTGATGAGGTCTGCCGTCACCATTCCGCCGGTGAGGAACGTCTTCCATTCCCATTGCCCGTCTGACGCAAGCCCCGAAGCAAGGCGAAGACCCATGCCGTTAAGGTTCACCGCCCACATGCCGGACGTGGTTCTCAGCGGAAGGCCGGTAACGTTGTCGATGGGTACGTTGCTGTAGATAGTGCCGAGTTCGAACGTCTCAACCTTGTAGGTGCCGACGGCGTTGAACTGCACGTTGAGCGCTGATTGGAGCTGCTGAAGCCACGATACAGACGTGCCGGCCGCAGCGTCGTAGACTGCGTTTTGCTGGCTGTTGCTCTTCAGCGCGCTGCTCACGCTCTGCCACATGTCGGCCATCGTATCCGTAAGCGTCCCGAACGTCACGGTCGCGTCGCCGGTGAGCAAGTCGCGCTCAATCTGAGACACGCGGCCATGAAGGCGCACGCCCTCGGCGGAAAAGCCCTTGTCGATGATCGCAACGTCATCGCCAACGCCCACGCCCTCCCACGAGCGACCGAACGCGTATAGGTCGATGACGGAAGCGGTGTAGGTTACTTTCGGCTCCTTCACCTGCTCTAGGTAGTCTAGCGTTTCCTGCAAGAGCTGCGCCGCGTCCTCGCATTGCTCGTTGACGTATGACGCGACGGCGGGAAGAATGCCGCCGTCACCGTCAGGGTGCCCCCAAACGGCGGTAGCTTCGGCATCCTCCACGTAGTCTTTTCCGTCGTTGATATCGCCGAAGGTAAGGCGGCGACCGTAGCCGCCGCCCTCAGTCTCAACGCCCTTGCCGTATCCGTAGACGCGAGTTTTCGGGTTGTCGCTCGCAACGGAGCGCTTGACGGAAACGAGGTCTTTAGTCCACGTGAACCGCTTAGCGCTGCTCTGGTTGCCGCGCTTCGCGCGCACGCCAACGCGGCGGCTAACGATGCTCGCGCCGTCGTGGACGATGAGCGTTTCAAGCTCGCCGCCCCACGTCTCGATGATTCCGGCCAAGCCCTCGCGCACGCTCTCATGGTAGAAGGTGCGCAAAGCGCTGCCGCCCTGATCGCACGTGCCAACCTCCCAGCGCGTGTCTGCGAGGATTGACGCGAGGGCTACCGCAACGCTGCCGGAAGGCCGCTTATCGTCAAGCCAGTCATCCCACGTCTCGTTAATCGAGTTGATGCAAACGGCTTGCGTCTCAGGCGCGCCGTCATCGTCGTGTACCCGGTCGATGGTGTCAACGATGTGTTCGTGACACGTTCCCTGAAGGTCAATCCAAACTATGCGGTCGCCCTTCACGAGGTCTTCGGCGCACGTAATGTTCAGCTCGTCGGTTCCGTCCAGCGCGTCGGTGTGCGTCGCGGCGCTCACCGTGAGCCGCCCCAGATTGTCGCCCCAGCGGTTGAAGCGGGTGAAGCCAATACGTCGAATTAGAGCCATCGTTCCACCCACTCAAGAATCGCGGTGCCGTTGGTGATGTTCAGGTGGCAGCGCCCGTCTATTTCGAAGAAATCCGAATCAATGGAAACCGGTGCGGTCTGGTTGTTGACCGTCGCGTGCTCCGTTGCCATATCAATACGAATGGTGCTCGAAGACGTAAGCGCGGTGTTTATAGCAACGAACTCGCCGGTATCGACGTTGGTAATCCTCCACGTGCTGCCAGCAGCGGGCTTCGCCGTCACCTTCAGGTAAGCCGGTCTGTTGCCGCCAGCGTTTACGTAGGCGTTGCCAGCCGAAACCTCCATGCGGCGCTTCTGGCCGTAAAAGTCGGGGTCGCCGATATGGAACGTAACGGTAGTCGTAGGGCAATCGTCCGTGATCTCGTCTAGGTCGGTGCTGCCGCTCACGATTGCGAGCAGGTAGCGCGTCGGGTCATCGGGAAGGTAGAGCGGCGCTGGTTCGTCAGTCCAGAGAGCCGCCGCGAGCTTGTGCCGCATCTCCGCGACAACGCGGCGGTCTTCAGTCCTAAGCCAAATCTCAACCGGGAGGTCGTATCCGCCGCGATAGGCGCTCTTGAAGACCTCGCCATGCCGCCCCGGCACGCTCTCGAACGTCGCGTTGACGTTCGCCATGATGGGGCGGCGCACCTTGCAGTAAACCAGCTTCGATAGGTCGGTGCCGTTGAAGATGATTCGGTCGTGCTGGTTCCTAGTACGTCTAAGTTGCAACTGGCACCCCCCTTTGCTTCAGCTTGCTTGCGATGCCAGCGCCTATCTGCTGGCCTGTCTCGTATGCGTCCACGCCGTCAGCGACCGTGGCGTAAACCGTCACGGCGACGCTCACGGGCTGGCTCGGCGTGTCGGCGAACCGCGAGAAGGCGCGGTTTACCGAAGTCTCGATGAAGCCTTGCAACTGCTTCTCAGGCGCGATGAACTCGCCGCCTGCTTCGCCAACGCCGACGATTGAAGGCTCATCGAAGTAGCCACCGCGCGCGTACCAACTAACGCTTACGCTAGGAAGGCGAACAGGGCCCAAATCCCACCAGCTGACGGAGAAATGGGGCAACTTCACCTTCGGTATGCTGATTCTGATTCCGCTGAAAGCGCTCATGATCTTCTGCGGTATGCCGGAAATCGCGTTCCATGCGCTTTCGATAGGGTTCTCTATGAAGCCCCGAATGCTGTTGAACACACCCTGCACCTTCGAGCCAAGGCCGGGGAATCCCAGCTTGTCGCCGATGCGGTCTGCGATGCTAACCGCCGTGCTCTCGGCAGCGTCAAGCTTCGTGCTTATGTTGTCCTTGATCGCGTTGAATGCGTTTGCCGCTTGGCTCTTAGCCGTCTCCCAATCTCCGTTCATCGCGGCTTGCAGAGCGCCAGCCGCCGAGCTTCCGACGGTCTGAGCCGTGTTCATGTCGTTCTGAACCGTGGAAGCGATTTGCCCGAATGCCGAATCGGTGTTGCCGGTTAGGTTGTTCCACCAGTTAGAGACTCCCTCAACAAGACCGCCGCCGAACTCAAGCGCGGTGTTCTTGATGTTCGACCACGCATCGGAAGCGCCCTGCTTCAGGTTCTCCCAAGTGTCGGAAGCTCCTTGCTTCAACTGCTCCCACTTCTCGCCAACGCCGGTGCAGAAGTCCGAAACTCCGGTGCTGACCTGCTCCCAGATTCCGCCCCAGAACTCAGGCACGCCAGCGAAGAAATCCTGCACGGCTTGCCACTTCTCCGAAATCCAACCGGTGAAGTCAGCCCACATCTGCTTCCCCGTCTCGGTCTGCGTGAAGAACCACGTAAGGCCAGCGACGGCGGCGGAAACGGCGGCAACGCCAAGACCGATAGGATGGGCGGCGATAAGCCCGGTGAAGCCCGTCCAGCCGCTAGAAAGCGTGCCGGTGAGCATGGTTCCCAGACCGCCCGCCTTGCTGACGATGTTTGAGAACCCGGTACCTATCTTGCTCAGAAAGCCCGTATCTCCCATGAGCTTCTTAGCGCCGCCCCAAAGCTCGCCAGCGGTCTTGAAGGCGCTTCCCACGCCCTCCGCCGCTTCCATCGTCTTACCAACGGCGG